ATCACATGTACAGATACGAACCTTTTCTGATCCGGAACACGAACCCTACGACCGTTATGAGCTGAACACGCATAAAAAAGTGTCCAGTCTGATTCGTTCCTGGGTCGACTTTAATTTTTTCGCTAACCATAAATTTACCACGATTAAGTCCGGGCAGGGCTTCAATGAGAAACATCGAGGTAAAACCTTTAGCGATAAACGTTATTTATTCACGAAGAGAACCGCTGCTTTTGATGCTAAGTCAAGACTTCAACTCCCTGAGAGAATAGATTTTAACTGGCCTGCTTTTACAGACGCCTGTAAAGCGACGGTTATACCTAATGAAACCATAAACAAAGGAGGACAAAATGTCTGAAGATTTTCATATAGACCTGACAGGGGTCGAGGATAACGCTGGCGGTAGTTTTGAACCAATACCAAACGGTACATATAGACTACAAGCCGAGGACTGGGAACAAAAAGTTTCCCAAGCTAATAACAAATACATCAAGGTGCAATATCGTATTTGTGGAGGAGAGAACTACGTTAATCGTGTTCTCTGGGAAAACTTCACACTTAACAATAATGTTTCCCTAAGTCGCATCAAGGCATGGGTCGTTGCCACCGGAGGCAAGCCTGGTGAATATTTAAATAAAGAGCTGTTGGACGGACTCATCTTTCAAGAGTTCGATGCAAAGATTGAAATAGAAAAAGGTAACGCCAGAGATGACGGGACCTTCTGGCCTGATTCCAACAAAATCACTTCATTTCTTAGACCTAAGATGACTGAGGCGATGCCGGCAAAAAAAGAACCAGTGGCTGAAGCCACGACACAAAAGATGTCAACTGCCACGGGTAATGCCATCGGCAATTGGGACGAGTAATAGATCTCCTCCGATCACGAGTTAGAAGGCTTCTCGTTTACCAAAAAGCCTTTTCAATTAACGCTTTATAAATAAAAGGTAGGGAAATAACCAATGATAAATTCTGAAGAAAAAAACGTATTCAATTTGTTTGAAGAAATAGTGGCGCTAGACCTGGATGAATACCAAATGAAACAATTGGCCATGCTATTGATTGCCAACACGCTAAACGAAAAGGCAGCAAAAGATACAGCTCAGATGGTTGTTGAGAGAAATTCTTAAAAGACATGGACAAAGACGAAATCTTATCAGAGATTAAAGAAGCGCTTTATCCGAACCTTATGAAAGAGCAGGTACTTTTGCTTTCACCAAAGCTACTTAATGAGTTGTTTCGTGATGAATTAGAACAAAAATTTAACGGTGACTATCTTTTGGATAAAAGAGCTTTTAATACTTTAGATTCTTTAAACATAAAAACCATGAAGGATCTCCAAGAGACAACAAGGCTAGAGCTATTAGGTGTTTACGGCTGTGGGGGAAGAACATGGTGTAGAATATACGGCTTTCAAGGCCATATAGAGCAAACATGGTTCTATGTGTCTAACTCTAAGATAGAGGAACTATTACCTATGTGGGGCAAAATGATCGGCACAATGAACAACTATATACAGAGATTAAACGATAGAAGGCTTACAGGGATAAAATGAAAGACGACGACGAATTAAGCCAGGCGGTTAAGGACGGCATCAAAGCCGGGGAATCCATGATCAACGACCTTTACAATTTAATTGAAGAGTGGAAGGAGCGCGGCATTTCAGAAGAGAACATTGCCAGAGTCCTGGTCTTCATACATCCCGACGTCATATTATCTACTGCGCCCAGCAAACAAAATGCTTATAATTTATTAAACATATCTATAAATAAAATTGCCGAGGCCATCAACGAAGACGAAAACTCGGACAACGGAGAAACGGTGCACTGATGCAACTCAGATACTACCAAGAAGAGGCGCTTGGATCACTACTGGATTACTTCCAGGCAAAACCCATTGATCACAACCCACTCCTCGTTTTACCCACTGCTGCCGGGAAAACCATTGTGTTTTCACACCTGATTAAAGAACTCAGCTCTAGCAATAATCGGTTCTTAATTCTGGCGCACCGACAAGAGTTGGTTTCACAAGCAAAAGACAAACTATTAAAGGTGTGGCCGGATGCACCTGTCGGTGTTCTAGCCGCCTCACTAAAAAGCTATGACACCGACGCCCCAGTATTGATCGCATCCAGGGACACCCTAGCGTCCAAAAAGCGACTGGATGCGATTCCTGGAGTTGACTATATTATTATTGATGAAGCTCATCATATAGCTCCGGGACCAACCACCCGCTATAGAAAAATATTAAACGCAATGAATGAAAAGAAACCCTGTAGAGTCATGGGGGTAACCGCCACGCCTTATCGCATGGGACAAGGTTATATCTATGGTGACAAGCTAGATCATTTCTTTAGAGAGGTAGCCTATCAAATCTCCATCCCACAATTGGTTCAAGATGGTTACCTCTCGCGACTTTCTGCGTTTGCTGTTGATAACAAGGCAGTCATTGACGCCAGTGGTATTAGACTCAAGTTTAAGGGGGGCGATTATCGCGAGGGCGAGTTGGAAAAATTAGCTTTGCACGAACCGCTCATGCTTGATATTTTTAACGACTGGATGGATAAGGCCTACTTAAAAGGCCGCACTGCAACCGTATTCTTTTGTGTGTCGGTTCTCCATGCGGAAACAATGTGTTTGTTCCTCAAGGAACGAGGCATTAATGCCGAAGTTGTTACCGGCACCACCCCCACAAAAGAAAGGGAGCGCATCCTGCACGACTTCGAGATAGGCAATATCAACGCCCTATGTAATGTAGGCGTGTTGACCGAAGGCTGGGATGCGCCCCGAACCGATTGCCTGGCGCTGTTAAGACCGACACAAAGTCTTGGACTCTATGTCCAAATGTGCGGCCGTGGTATGCGTCAGTATCCGGACAAGGACAATTGTTTAATGCTGGATTATGGCGAGAACATGCAACGACACGGTTGTTTGGATGAGGCCATACCAGAAGATGAGGGTGCCCAAGCCAAGATCAAAGTGTGCGACAGTTGTTTCGCAGTGAACCCCAGATCATTTAAGGAATGTCGTGAATGCGGTGACGTCTTTCCCGAACCGCAAGCCTTTCATTTTCAACCTGAGAGAAAAGCACCCGGTCTAGCCAAAAGCGGTTCAGCTGGTGAAGGCTATGTGTTATCGGATGAGAAGAAAGACAAGGTAGAAAACATTTTCAATGTGAGCCGAGTGTCCGCCCATCCCATGACTTCAAAGGGCGGCAACTTTTATTGTAAGGTGGTGTTTGAGTGTGAGGATTTATTTAATTATTACCACTTGCCTCTCATGTTCGGCCATCCCAAAGCAGACCAGTTTGCCAAATCCAGATGGAAGCGTATTACCATGGATTTGTTTCCGCCCAAGACCGTTAGCGAGGCGGTTGAGCTGATCAATAAGAAAGGTGCCTTTAATCATATCGACGGCATCCTCACCAAGAAGGAAGGCAAGTACGAGAACATCAAAGTAATTTATGCAGGAGAAAGGAGAATAACGCTATGAACATATTAGAAGAGTTTGATAAAGCAGAACAACAAGGACAAAAGCATCGTATGCACATGGGCATGAGCATCATTGGCGATAACCCACGTAAGCTATGGCTTATGTTTAGATGGTCTTTCCCGATGATTGACAACAGCAGAATACTGCGCTTGTTTGATCTGGGCAATCGCATTGAGGACCAGGTGGTTGATGCACTAAAGAAAAGCTCTATTAATGTATCGGCTGTGGACAAGGACGGCAAACAATATCGCTGTTCCCACCTGGCCGGACATTTGGGTGGCTCCACGGACGGTGTTGTTAAGAATGTTGATCCAGAGAATCCCGAAGAAGTGCTGCTCCTGGAAGTGAAGTCGGCCAATAAAAATAGATTCAATGAGCTACAACAAGGAGAGAGCTACGAACAATGGTCTTCCAACTACGCGGTTCAAATCCAATGTTATATGGCTTCATTTAATTTGAAGCGCACTTTGGTGGTTGTGTATAACAAAAACGATTCATCGCTTTATACGGAGATTATAGATGCCAGAGAGGGTGTTTTGGAAAAGATGAAGAAAAAAGCCCGTGAAATTATTGCTGCAACAGAACCGCCGGAGTCTCCTTACTCGCCAACCGATTATCGAATTAAGAAATTTATGTCGGCAAAAGAACAGGCCATTTATACTTTAGAGCAATTACCGGACGATGTTAATTGCCGTAACTGTAAACACAGCGAGCCGGTACTGGAGGGTGATGGCGGCTGGCGGTGTAATAAATTTAATAAAGCCATTGATGAGGAAACACAGCGTCAAGGTTGCGATGATCACATTTGGCTACCCGCCCTGGTTAATCTTCCTATTGAAAGCAAAGGCGAGGATGATATAACTTATATGAAGGGAGGTAAATCAATAACCAATGCCCCGAAAAATAAAACAGGCATGAACGTTTTCACGAGCACTGAAATGAGAGAGCTGTCTAAATCTTATTACGACCCTGAGTTAATTAAAAAACTGATGAGGTTCCGGGAAGAGTTCGGCGTTGATACCAGACTAGAAGAGTTGACCAGAGATGGCTGACGACCCCGTCAATCACCCGGCTCATTACACGAAAGGGACCATTGAGGCGCTCGATGCCATTGCATCAGCTCTGAGCGGATCCGAGTTTGTCGGCTACCTTAAGGGGCAAATCTTTAAATACATGTGGCGTGCCCCACACAAGAACAAAGCGCTTGAGGATTACAAGAAAGCCAGGTTCTACCTGGACATGCTAATTTCCAGAGAGGAGGCCGTCGAGGTTAGAAAAAAAAATAGTCCAAAATTCTAGTTTGTTGTTGCGCGACAACTCCAAGAGCCTTTAACCATAGGCTTTTTTTTTAGACTCATTCTAAAAAAACACCCCAAATCGGTCCAAACAAGGATCGTTTTCTCAATTTTATAACTTTTTAAGTTCCGTTTTCTCTTTGTAAATCAATGACTTATGGTGCCATGGTATAATATAGGGGTACTAAGAAGTACGCGATCTTTAACAACTAGAAAAAATACTAATCTTAATTATTTAGGAGAGAAAGAACATGAATATTACTTTAAATTCATACTTTTCAGGTGCCGGGTTATTAGACATTGGACTAATCCAGGCCGGAATAGAAATCCAAGCAAGTTATGAGATTGACCCTATCGGTTGCCAGGTGCAACGCGACAACGGACAACAAGTTGACCAGGTTGACTTAACTCAAAAACTTGTTGAGGACGATCTTAGGGCCGATGTCCATGCCTACACTTACCCATGCACCAAGTATTCAGCAATCGCTGATATACACGGAACCAGGACTGGCGATGAACTTTTCCTTCATGCTTTTAGGCACATGGCCCTAGCAAGACCGGAAATGTTCATAATCGAAAATGTCCCTGGAATGAAAAAGTTTAAGGTAGTTATGGAGGCAATGACAAAATTGCCCGATTACTACACAACAACTTTTTGTCCAATTAAATCTGAGGTTTGGTTGCCACAAAGAAGAAATAGGCTGATCATTATCGGCTCTAAGAAGAACTTTAGTTGGCGAGAACCAAAACCCACTAAAGTAAAAAGACTCGCTGATATTTTACTTAAGGACCCCCAGGTTGATTCTCCAAAAGCATTAACCAAAAGAATGAACGGCGCGTATCGAGATCTTCCGATCATAAGCGATCCTGATAAAAACGATATTGCCCCGTGCTGTGTTGCTCATTATTCAAAAGACCGGAGCACCAGGGTTGTGGTTGATAAAAGATACAAACTTGGAGTCAGACCTTACGCAGTAAGGGAGTACGCAAGACTCCAAGGAGTGCCTGATAGCTACTTGTTTAATTGTTCAAAGAACGAAGCATATAGACTTATCGGTAATGGAGTATCGGTTCCGTTAGGCGAATGGCTTGGAGATGAAATTACCAGGTACTTTGACAAATAAAAGAAACCCACATCACTAACCTGGTGTGGGTTTTTTTATAACACCACAAAAAGCCGAGGGTTCTTCACGATCTCAATTGTAACGTCTGGGTACAGGGCTTCGACCAGCTTCTTCTTTAGCTTAAACACGGCCGTCTCCACACCTTTCACATCTTCCACCACTTCCTTGCCGTTCTTTAGCGTGTAACGAAAGTCTGAGATGTAGGTGCATATTTTCTTGCCGCTGACTTCACAGGGAAACTTCGGCTGCAATTCCAGGTTGGTCAACTGCCCGGCCTTCTCCATGAGTTTTAGCTGTTTGTATCTGGCGGCTTCGAGCTTGCTGTCAAATTTATGGCCATCGTATTCAACACGGATCGCGCCGTACTTGCTTCTGCGTCGACGCACTATCGAATGCCCAATAATTTCTCAAGTTCTTTCTGGCGTAACAATACTGCGGCTGATCCTTCTGGATCTCTTTTAGCTTTCTGTTGGGCTGTTAATCTCTTACCTGGTGTCACTGGTGGTGTAAACCTAGGGCCACTAATTCCTGGCAAAGTAGGTTTAATCTCACTAAGGAAAGACTCTCTTAATTCTTCTTCTGGGAACCTTGCTCCTTCTTTTTGTAGCTCTCTTTCAATTTGGTAAGCGGACGGATAATAAGGAATGAACGTTCGGTTCATGATCATCTCTGGGTTGGAGATCTTCTTCTCTTTGAGCACTTTATAGATTTCATTCTCACTAGCGCCCAATGCTTTAGCATCTTCTACCGCCATTGATAAATCCTTAATAGCCTCAAACTGAGCTTCATTGGTTTGCATCAAGGCTCTAACGTGTTCTTCTGGGTTTAATATATTGGGGTTACTAACTGCTGCTGAGTAATAAGTCACCGCTTCTCGCATTTCCTCTTTAGCATCAAGTGCTCTAAAACCCAGGGTTCTTTCAATGGTGGGCTTAATGGTTTTCAGCCCAGTAAAGGATTCAGCTATTTGCCCGTAAGTATTTGGTCTAATGCCTTTTGAATTCAATGGTCTGTTTGAAAGGCCGAGTGAGTTAAGTGTTGATCTCGGCAGGTCTTTCCAAAACAAATGACCCATATCTCCGGGCTGCCCTGGTTTCCACTTTGCTGGCAATACGGGGGGTGCAGCAGTGTTTACAATATGAGCAAATATTTTTTGAGACACCAAGCCAGCATCATCAGTTGATTTCCATATTTTTTGAGCAGATCCCGAACTATAAGTTACATTGCTGAAAATATCAGAGGCAATGTTTGTTGCAATCGAAGGACCAACAAAAGGTGTTAGGTATTCTAAAAGCATACCTGGATTATCTTGGCTTCCCAACATGCCTTGTTTTAATATTTCATGTAGCTTATCGCCTCTTTTCTCGCCATTTTGCACGGCATTAAACACAGCCGATATCGGCGTTCTTAGATATTCATAGGGGTTGGTGTAAGTGTAATTAAAAAACTCTACTATGTTGCCGTCTTTATCGGTTCGCATTGGAATAAGATCGGCATTCTTTTCCCAAGGCGCTGCAAAACTTCTCTTATAGGCTTGGACTTGCTCATCATCAGCACCTGTCATGTACTTACCAAACTCGTAAGTCGCTTTAGGAATGCCGTACATGACTGCCATGTTACCCATTAATCGACGCATGCCAATCTCAGCTAACTCAGGGACACCACTAGCGATCTCATCAATTGCTCTTGATGTGGATGCAACTGAGGTTCTAATTGTTTCAGCCGGGAAGGCGATGAAGTTACCAAACGGCGTTCGTCGTAATGACTGGATAATTGGCGGCACTTTTGAATAGTTGGGTACCGTGTTTCTGACAATGCCTGCGCCCATTTCTTCAATGACTTCGTTTTTCATTTTGGCATTTAAGCTGTTCCATTTACCGCCAGACTTCTCAACCTCTCTAAATGTTCTTGCACTAAGATCTCTGTAATAACTGGTAGGGATAACAAAGTCAGCATTTTTAGCGGCAGCATTATCAAACCCTCTTAGAAGGCGCCCTTTCTCCATTTCCCAACTGGCTATCTTCCACAAGTCATCCGAACCCACATAAAGCCTGGTAGCAAAATTATTTTTTTCTTTTTTAAATTGTCGGCCTAAAAAGCTTTCTTCTTTTAACTTAAATGTTCTTGCAGCATCGTCTACTAAACTGTCAATCTCTCCGATTCTTGCACCCGATTGAACGACTCCTTTTTTCTGTGCATTGGCATAATAAGCAGACATGTTTGTGCCTTGTGTTTTCTTTAACATGTCAAATACTATCATCATAGAATCTTGTAGTGTTTTACCACTGGCGATGTTGCCGTTCATGACCGCAAACAAAGCCGCACTGGTGGCGTTTCTGACTTGAGTGATTGGACTGTAAACTGTTTTGGCTTTTTGCACCATACCTTTAGCGCCAAGAAAACCTGCCCACAAATTTCCCATAACACCAGGGGTTTGGTCTAACCATCCTTTTTGTGCTCCAACCAAAGCATCAGCCATGCCTTGTGTGGTTATTTTTCCAGCAATGTCGCCAAATTTTAATTCATCTGGGATTGTAATCGGCATTCCAGTTTCATCTAAAAATCCGGCTCTAATATTTTCTGGCACTTCATCAATATTGTTATAAAGAAATCTTTTGTTGCTTCCTTGCTCAGCTAGTCTTCTATTAATATCTGCAACATCATCTAGGTAACGCATGCTCGATGTCATCTTTGCTAGATTCTCAACTGTAGCCCTATTAATCATTTGAATTTCTAAAAGTCTTTCTTTTGCTGATCCTGTTTTTGCTGTTACCTCTCCTAGAAAACTTCGCATTTCGGGTAGGTCTTGAAGTTTTTTACCTTTTAAAAGACCCATCTTAACGCCATCTAAAGTCATTTCTGGCACCATAAAAGCGTCACTAAAGTTTCTTTTCTTTAACAAATCTCTTAATATGATGTCCGCCCTACCTTCTAATAATTTTTTTAATCCACCTGAGTCATTTGCATATTTAATTATTTCATCCTTTGTTGGCCTGACAATTTTATTCTGTAGTATCTCTTCTCTAGCGCTCTTCCACTTGACGCTGTTATAAGGAACCACATGATCAACATTATCAATGAAGTTTCGATAGGCTTGATAACCGTATTTTTCAATATTGGCTTCGACCGCTGCTGCGTAATTAGGATCTAAAAATTTTTTATTCTTAACCAGGATTGCACTCATGGAATCAATTTGTGTACGAGTTGTTTCTGCGTTTTTAGCAAATGAGAATTTAGGAGCTATCTCTTCGGTCCATGTTATTTCTTTTGTCTTTGGGTTAACATCTTCCGTTATGGTTTTAAACCAATTCTTTTTTGTCATGTATTGATTGTCAACGGCTTGTAAGTTTTTCATGGCCTTATTACGAACACCTTTGTCTGCACCGTAAGTTGCTCTTCTGATGTTGTCTGCTACATCCACCAGTTGGTCTTTTGACATTTTATTGCTTTTACTCAGCCAATTAAAACCGCCCCACAGGTTTCCCATATTGCTTTCTAATTGAGTTAACTCCTTATTAACAGCCGCAGTTTTAGCCGCCTTTGCTTCGGCCGCCTCAACTGTTGTGAAAGCACCTTGTGGTCTAAATTTTGAAAGCCTGGTTGCCCACTTGTCGCCCCTTAATTGTCCTTCGTCAAGAATATTTCTAAGATTAGCTTTTTTATTTTGCATCCATTTAGCGGCAGTCATCGCTGATTTAGATTGACCTGCAACACTGGCAACATCGCTCCCGGCTGCTTTCAATCCTTTCCAAAGCGCTGGAAGACCTAACATAATAAGACCGCCTTCAGCACCTACTCTGAATCTATGAGAAAGCCGATTTGATGCGTTGATTTTTTCATCCAACAAATTTATTTCATTCTGTGGGTTGGTTGGACCAAAGAAGTTTGGATCCATCACATTATACATGCCTTTGACAATGCCTAATTCTGGAGTGTCTGCTGTGGTCGCAACAAAATCAGCCGCTGCAATAGGCGCTACCGTGTGTTTTATAAACGATGGTTTCTTCGCATACTTACTGCTTTGATCAAAGAGTTTTTTACTTTTTGGTTTGAGTAAGCTTTTACGAACCATTTTTGTGGCTATACTGGCAGGTGCTCCAAACTGAAACAGGGCAGAGGATACATGTCCTGCTGTACTGATCGGTTTTTCTATTTTGTGTTTTTCAAAATAATCAGTGACATCGGAGGTGTAATCGGTTCCTTTAACGATATCCATTACCGTGGTCGCTAGTTCAATGGGTCCTTGAATCAAACCTGTTTGTAAACCATAGATGGGTCCTTTGATAAAGGTTTCGCCCAACACCGAATAATCGCCAGACTGTTTTCTCAGTGCTCGTCTTGCTTTCTTTTTGGCAACTTCAGGATCATCTGTGCTATTGACAGTAAAAATCGTGCCATCTACTGTTACTGTTACCGGCATGATTAATCGTCTATCGTTTGTCGATCTGGCATATTTGTAATATCCGCCTGTAATTCTTCCAACGTCACGTTCTTTAAGTAATTCATAATCTCTAGTCTAACTTCATCTTTACCCCTCTTTCCGCTTAAAACATCGGGATGTCTTTCAAAGTCGGCACCATATTGAGCGTATGCTTTAGCTATATATTGTTGTTGTAGGCTTGATCTGTCGAAGCTAGGAGTCTTATCCAGTTCAGTCATATCCATTATCTCTTGTGGACTGTAGCCTGACATAGCAGAAAGTTCTTCAAGTTCTTTAGCTGCTTCCGATTGAGGAATGCCCATTTGTTCTTGTGCAAAAATATTGGCTGCATCAGCATAGGTTGTTTGTCGAGTGCCTGGAGCATTCATCATATCGCCAAGACGACTTGTCGTTCTAACAATGTCTTTCATAACTTCTTTTCTGTCTCTTTTGTTTTTCTCTTGTGCTAGTCTTTCGCTTCTTTCTCGATCTCTAATTAGTTGTGCGTCAGCATCAATTTCTTTTTTTACTG